GCGTGGCAGCACTGGCCAGGGCGGCGAGCGCGGCGGCATCGAGCGTGACTGTCCCGCTGACGGGCTGCACGGCCGGCAGGTTGCCCACATGGACAATCTGACGCTCTGCGCCATCGACGGTGACGGTGGCTACGGTGGTGCCGTCGCCGGGGAGGGTTACGCTCATGGATACTTTCTTGTTTTTGCTCTGAGATGCGCCCGGCCGGGAGTGGCTGGGCGCATGACGCAGCAGTTAGGCTTTGTGGGCTTCGATGGCGTCGGGGTGCAGGTCGAGCACGCCGTTCAGCGCGCCGGCCTGGGCGTCAACCGCAGGCAGCGTGACGATCTCGCCCGCCTTGCCGAAAACGCAGTCGCACAGGACAAAAGCCTGCACGGCGGGGGGGGCTTTGGTCGCCACGCTCAGGTCGCCGAGTTGACGTAGGCGCGGACAGAAGCTGGCTCCAGCAGGTTGCCGCCCGAACGGGTCCAGCCGCAAAAGCCGACCTGATTCTTCAGCGCAAAGGCCGAATCATCAAAACGGCGCAGGGCGGTCGTACCAGCCACATCGCGGATGGTGTACTGCGACAGGTCGCCAAACACGATGGAGCGGGCATTGGCCGCCATGACGGCCATGTCGTCGTTCACCGTGTAGGCATAGCCGCACAGGGTCGAAGGCACGCCGCCGGCAATGCCTTCGCTGTCGCCTGGGTTCCAGATTGGCCGGCCGGTGGTGTCTTTGAGCTTGCGCACCACGGCCAGGCTCAGGTCGTTCAGCATGAAGCGGCCGTTGCTGCGGTAGGCACGGTTCACCGAATGGATCAGGTCGATCAGGTCGTCATAAGTGACCGTCAGCGTTTGGCCCGTCTGGCCGGTCTTGCCCACGCCGGCACGCGGCACCACGCCGTCAGGCAGGGTCGTGCCCGCGCCCACCGTGAAGTGGGTGTTCTGGATGCGCGCAATGCGGGTCGCCAGGCGGTTGACCACAAAGCCGACCACATCAATCGCGCTATCCTGGATCAACTCCAGCGGCAGGGCGATCTGGTTGGACGTGTAGTAAAACGGGTTCAGCGCGACCGTGCCGAAGGTCACATCAGCCGTGCCGGCGGTGGCGTTCTGGCCGACGATGGCGCCGACTTCCGCTGTGCCGTCCGAGGTCGGGAAGTTCATCGGGTTGCCGCCGGCGGTGCTGATGACGGAGGCGACTTCGCGCATCCCGCCAAATGCCTTGAGGCGGTCGATCACCAGGGCAGCGATTTCCGATGGCACGGTGAAGCCGCCTTCAGCAGCGGTCGTGGTACTCATGGCGTTGCGGATCTGCACGGCCTGCTCGGGCGTGACGTTCGCGCCGTTGCGCAGGTACAGCGCGACAGCTGCGCGGTTGTCGATCAGCGCGCCGTCCTGGACGGGCTTGCCGGTCGCGGCCTCGAAAAATTTGTCGGCGTCCAGCTCGCGCATCTTTTCGATGTTGGCGATCTGGCGGCGGGCGCCTTCGATTTCGTTGGTGAAGCCGTCGAACTTGGCTTGTTCTTCAACGGTCCACGATGCAGAGCCTTTTTCGGCGATCAGGTGGTTGGCTTCTTTGGAGAAGTTTGCGATTTTCTCGCGGAGGGCTTTCAAGCTCATGATGAGCCTTTCATAAAAAAAGGAACCGCCTTGGGTTCCTTGGTCGGCAGTGAACGACTGCCAGCGTTTCCTCAGCGAGAGGCTTCAGATTTCAAGAAGGCGCAAGCGGTTGGCGTTTGCGTCAGACATAAAAAAACCCGCTGCGGGAGCGGGTTCGGGGGGTGTTTCGTTGGCCGGAAGGGGTGGCGCCTTGGAAAATGCCGAGAGGTTCCACGTATTGCCGGGCTTGGCCTTGCCCGATTCGATGCGGTCAATGAAACCGTGTTCAAGCGCCTGGTCGGCCGTCATCCATGTTTCAGCTTCCATCATGGCCATGATTTCAGCCGCGTCCTTGCCGGTCTTGCCGGTGTAGTCGGCCACGATGACGCCCTCCACCTTCTCCAGAAGGTCGGCCGTGTCGCGCAGGGCTTGCTTGTCGCCCCAGGCCATGCCGCTGGCGTTGTGGATCATGAAAAACCCGCCGTCGTTCATGACGACCTCGCCGCAGGCCAGCGCAATGCTGGTGGCCGCGCTGGCGCAAACGCCGTCGATATGGGCGGTGGTGCTGCCGGGAAACCGGGCGATGGCGGCCATGATGGCGCGGCTTTCAAACACATCGCCGCCAGGGCTGCTGATGCGGACTTTCAGGGCTTTGGTGTCGCCGGCCTGCGCGATGGCGTCAATCACCGACAGGGCGCTGACGCCCCAATCGGCGGAAATGACATCGTAGATATACAGCGTGGCTTCGCTGTCGTTTTTCACCAGATTAACCGGCTGCTTGGCGCGTGCCAGGTTGTCAAGGTGGAGCTTAAAAAGGGTGTTCATGGGGTGGGTTCCGGTGGCGGCGCGGGTTGCGCGGCATTGGGGTCAAAGATTTCAGCCGACTTGCCGCCCATCGGCGCGAGTCCTTTGCTTTTGCGGACCTCATCAACCGTCATCCAGCCGTACCCCGTGCCCGGCCCACCCAAGGCTGCCCGGTTGTAGGCGGCTTGGGCTGCGCTGTCGCCCTCGATGAGTTCGGACAGGTCGAATTTCAGGAACTTGCCCGGCGTGCGCGGGAATAACTTGCTGTTCAGTTCGTCCTCAAGGTATTTCAGGTGTCGCTTGAGCGTGTAAGTCACAAAGCCGCGTGACATGGATTCGATGCCGCTGCCCCAGCTGGTCGATGCGCTGGTTTCGCCAATCATGTGCGGCGGGACGCCGAAAGCGCGGGCAATGTCGATTACCTGGAACTTGCGGGCCTCGATCAGCTGCGCGTCGTCGGCGGACAGGCTGATTTCCTGCGCGTTCATGCCCTCGGACAGCACCAACGGGAGCCGGTGGGCGTTGTCCAAGCCGCTGTACTTGGCTGCGAAGGCATCCCGCAGCGCCTGCTTCTGGTCGTCCTTCATCACCTTGTCGGTTTTCAGGATGATGGAAGGATGCGCGCCGTTTTCAAAGAACTTGCCGGAATAGGAGTCCATCGCCAGGGCATTGCCGATGGCGGCGCGGGCGCCGTACTGGATGGCGCTCGGGCTGCGCATCCTGCGGGCATCAAAGCCCAGGCTCTTGAAATGCAGAATTTCGGACGGTGCCACCCAGGTGGAAATATTGAACTCGGGCAGGTTGATGTAGTAGCGGACCTCGCCTTGCACGATCAGGGGAGAGACACATTCCCACGGCAGCGGCAGCAGTTCGCGCAAAGCGCCGTTCTGCCCGTAGCGCGGCAGCATGAAGCTGTCGCCGCGCAGCAGCCGCTCGGAAATGACGTTTTCCCATACGGCACCGGCCGTAAATAGCGGCGAAGGCGATTCGTTGAGCTTGAACCACAGGTCATCGCGGGGCATCTTGATCTTCTGGTCGCCATCCGTCTGGTAGCAGTGGATCGGCATCGGCCCAATCGCGCCTGCGATCTTCTCGACACAGGCCGACACGGCAGCCACACGCATGGCGCTGACTGCGCTCACGGTCTGCCCCGATGGCGCCACGCCAAACGACTCCATCACGGCGTCCGAATAGCTGACGTTTTGCGGGCGTGCATCGACCTTGCCGTAACCAAGGGATGCGGCAATTTTGTCGATGATTTTCACAGTGATACGAAGCCTTGCGTAAGGGTGTTTGATTCGATGTCATTGGGCATCACGCCGCAGGCCATAGCCAGCGCCACCATGCCATCAATGCGCCCGCGAGCGTGTTTCTTGTCAAACTTGCGTGCGCCAGAGTCGCCAATTACCTTGGCGTTCTTGGCGCACATTTCCAAAATAGGATGGTTGCCGTGTCGGAGTTGTTTGCCCAGCAGCTTGACCTCCAGCGCTCTGAGCGCAGGCGTCATGCTCAACGTGCCTTGCCCGTATGGCACAAACTTTTCTAATTCGTCGTCGCTGAAGTTGGCTTTCACCAGCCAAGGCTTCAAATGCTCAAACAATGCCCGGTCAAAGGCGATCCGCTGCACATCGCAGCGATCAAACAGGCCGCGCATTGCGTCAGCCACAAATTCATATTCAATCGCCCGGCCTGGCGTGGTGTTCAGGTGGCCTTGCTTGGCCCAAAGGTCGTAAGGAACCCGGTCTTTGCGGCTCTTTTCCGCCAATCCCTCGGCCGGCAGCCAGAATTCCGAATGAACCCCACCATCTTCAGTGACCAATTCCAGTGAAGTCAGGTCGTTGACGCTGGACAAATCCAATCCGCCCCATACCTTTTTGCCATCAATCGGGCCACTTTCGGTCCCGTTGTCACGCCAAACATTCTGCGATACAAAGGGACTGACCGCCTCGACACGTTGATTCAAGATCAGGTTGCGGAATTCCGGCTCATTGGCCGGCATTTCCATGGCTGCCTTGCATTGCTTTTCAATGTCGGCCACGCTTCTAAACTTTCCCATGGCTGGGTTCGATGCCGCCCAAGCCTTTGGATCGTCCATGGCGCAGTTTGCCGGTGCCTCGTACACATGGCACACGACACGCGGGTCAGGCGCTGCACGCTGGGCGTCAATCCATGTAGAAAACATATCCGCATCGGTCGGCGCCTGCGTCGAAATCGCAATCAGCAGCGGGTTGCTGTAAGCACCCTGCGCGCTGGTGATTGCGGTCACAAACTTGTCTGTCGGCCCCACCACCTGACCGACCTCATCCAGAATCGCCAGGATGGGGCTCAACCCGTGGGCCGTCTTGCCTTCTGCCGACAGCGCCCGGTATAAAACGTTCCTGCTCAAGCCGACTAGGCGTTTGCCGCTGGGCTGGATTCGCACCAACTTCGACAGCGTTTCACTCATCTCGATCATCTTGCGCGCCAACTCAAACACCACGGCGGCCTGCTCCTTGGATTGCGCGCCGCTAACGATCTGGCTGTTCTGCACCGCTTCCGGCCCGCAGATATGCGCCAACAGGATTGCCGCGATCAGCGCCGTCTTGCCGTTCTTGCGCCCGATTGACAGATAAGCCGTGTGCGTGCCTACCGGGTTGTCGTATATGTCAAGGATGAACCTGACCTGAAAAGGCTCAAGCGCGATGGGCTTGCCGATGTGCTGCCCCTCTGGACTCAGCACGTACTTGTGAATGAACGCGACCACCTTCTGGCCGCGTGTCAGCTTCTTCTTGGCGGCCATTACGCCAACAGGCCGTCATCTTCCAGCTCAGCCTTGATCTTGCTGGACTGGCGTTCTATCTTTCGCCGCCCCGACTCATCCCGCGCATCGCCAGCGATCCGGCCGCCCATGCGCAGGGTTCGCATCAAGGCCATTTCACGTCGCGCAAACTGCTCAAGGACTGAAACGCGAGGATTAACTACCGCCGTCCCCTTGTCATTCTTGACCACTGTCCCCTCGGCATCCATTAGCGCCTGCTCTTTTTCAATGTCGTGCAGGCAGCGGGCCAACTGCCCAGCAACCACCAGATCAGTCTCAGTCCACTCGTCCCTCGCGCGTGCGCGCACAACACCATCCCAAAACACGGCATCGCCTTCCCGCAGCTTGACGTGCGCAGGAGGCTGCAAAGCACCCTTTGCTGCGTCCACCATGGCCTTGACGGCGCTGGCGGCTGATGTTGAGCGGGTTCTTTTCATGGCGAGTTGTGGGTTAGCGTTAAATCGAAGGGAAC